TTGCCAAGCCAGGCACTATGGGGCTTATTGTCCCCCCGACACATCATCGTGCGCTAATCTCTTCTCTATGCTTCGCGGCCCTTGGGTGCAAGAACCGTTCGCGAGTTCCTTCTTTTGTGCCGGAGGTGGTTGTCCGAATCGGCTCTTTACCTTGCTTCCCAGCCTCTCCTGCCCTCTTGAGCATTTGAGCCTTGTCAGCCTCGGTGCGAACCAACTCTTCAGGTGTCAGATAGCCCGTGCCTTTCTCATTCTTGATTTGGCTTCCGTCCTTGTCTGTCACCACCAACTTCCCGTCCGACAATGCAAAGATATAACGCTCATTCAATTCTAAGTCAAAGCCCTTCTTGGCAAACTGATTGACTGAATCGCTCCACGAAAGGGATGACTTAATCTTCATCACCTCTTGGTTAATGATGTAGTTGTCAATGGCTTTCTGCGACTCAATCTCCTTCTGCTCAAGCTTCTGCGTCAACTCACCCGCCAAGGTTTCGTATTCGCCCTTCTGCCTCTTCAACTCAGCGAGTTGGGTTTTGTAGCCCTCATCGTCCTTGCCGGTGTTCTTGGCCTGCTCCTTCAAGTCCTCAATCTGCGTATTGATACGCTGCTGCGCTACCTCAAACAAGTCGGAGAGTTTCTTTCCCTTCACATCGTCCTCGGTCAAATTGAAAGACCTCTTGAACTTGGTCTCAAGGCTTCCGAGAGTCTTCCCGGTAACGCGGTTGCGGATGTCCTCATCGTCAACGGCCACTTCACGGGACACATACTTCTTCGCAAGTTCTTCCTTGAACTCGTCAAGGGATGCAAACTCTTTCTCTTGGTCAAATAGCCATTTGGCCATCTCTTTGGAATCTACGCTCATTTTCTACGGGTTTTAATGGTTGGTGCTTCTTCGGTTGGTATTTCTTGGGGGAGCGATTCTTCAACCTCTCCCTCCTCGTTGACTTCGGGGGTTTGCTCCATCATTTCTTCAGCAGACTGCGAAACAACCATTTCGGGTTCTTCTGCGCGAATCATCTGCCTGCGCTTAGGGGCTTCTTGGATTGGCTCAAAGACTTGGCTTTGGGGATTCAAGTAGGCTTCATCCTCAATGCGGATGCCGTACTTTTTGAGGAACGCGGTGTCCCTTGCAGTTGCCTTGCTCAGCATCACGACTTGTCCGTTGGCCTTTATGCAACGAACCTTGACTTGGTTTGGATTTATGTCCATAGTAAATGAATGGGTTTATGGTGCAAATATAAACAAAAATGGGCATTCAAACTTGTGGAACAAGCCAATGCCTACAACGATAGCCTCCCAAATAAATGAAAATAGTGGCCTCGTCCGTGCCGGGAATCTTGCCCTTCCAATCGCCCAACCTTCCCCACGAACGAATCATCCCCTCATCAAAAACCTTGCCATCCCTCGCAACGCAGAAAGGGCGCGAATCGTTCACCAATCCCCCGGCATACCTGAACTTCTTAATGCCCAAAGCCTTGCCCAAAGCGTAGGTGAAGGAGCGGTCAATCACCGCAAACATCGTGTCAGCAGTCAAGACCGCCATATTGAACAAGCGACCCTTTTTGTCAGGGCCACCGCCAACCATTATCTCGGTAATCCCTCCCTCCAAAAGCGACCGGGCCGAACCCGAAGCAATGGACGCAAGGACAAAGTTTCGGATATAAGCGTATAGATTCGTCTCAAGGTTGGTCAAATCGTCAAACATAGACCGCATCTGCTCTTCGTAACCGACCTCCGGGGCTGAGTTCACATCAAAGCCCAACTTGTTGTAATACTGTTTGGTCAAGTCGGCCTGCGTGTCAATCTTCTTAGCCAAGAATACCAACGCATCGTAATAACTGCTCCGCGATACGGCATCCTTAAATTCAGCCATCAGAGCCTCTACACGAGCGTAATTGTCGGTGGTGGATAGGAGATTGCCTTCGGTGTCGTAGGAGAGCTTAGAGAGCATTAAAAGGAGCAAAGCGAGCAGTTCATCCTGCGACTTGTCCACCTTCTTACCAAGCTCTTCTCCAATCGTGTCCAAGCCTTCCTGCTTGGAGGCCGCAATCTCTTCTAAAGTCATCGGTTAGGGTTAGGTTTCGTCCTCGTCTTCCTCGTCATCATCGTCCTCAGCAGGGGCAGGAACGGCAGTACGGGCATTCATCACGCTCTGCGGAGTCATCGTTCTGGGGGCTTCTTCAGCCGGAACAAGCGTCTTTGCAAGGGTCGCAAGGGCTTCCTTCTGCTCTTCCAGGGTGAGTTCAAAGAAGTTCTCGTTCTGAGCAATCGCAGTCTTAATCAGCGACTCCAACTCAAAGTGCAGAATGGCCTTCCATTTGGGGACAAGCCCGGTAGAAACCAATGCCAAGACATCCTTCGTTTCCAGGTTGAACAACGGATCGGCCTGCACCGCCAACTTCATAATCGCTGATTTCTCCTCTTGAATGGGGAAGCGGGTCTCCAAATACTGTTGGGCCAACATCGCCTTGCTGAAGGTCGGAGCCTTCTCAATCTCGGCAGTCAACTCGGCATCGGTGCGCATCTCAAAGTTCTGCGGGTATCTCAACGCAGGCATCGCGAAGTCTGCGCCATAGCGCATCACGCCAATCGTGTTGATAGCGAACTCAAAGTCGTGGAAGACCGTATTGGCAAAGCGGAGCAGGAAGGAGTACAGCTCCTCCCGGTCAATGGCCTTACCCGTGGCAGTCTCCCGGCCCGAGATCTTCTCGTTGTTCATTACATCAATGGACAACAACTCAAAGGCCATCTGGATGTTCGTAATGACCTGCTTATTCAAGAACTCAAGAATCTCTGGGTTCAACTCAATGAACCCGGCAGGAGGAATGTTCACCTTCGTCTCTACCTCCGAGGTAAAGCGATTCGGGGTCTGAACCTGGTAAACCGACATCGGCCCGAACATACGCTTCGTGCCAGAACCACCGCAGCTTGAACAAGCAATCGCCACCTTCTCCTCAAAGCCCAACGCCTCCTCGGTCTGCCCCGAACCACCGCACTTGTCGCACTCATCCACATACTCCCACTTCTGCAAGAAGGCGTGGCTGTACTTGGACATCTGCAAGGTGCTGAAATCGCACACGGCTTGGTCAAGAGCCGGGATGGCAGGGGTGTAGAAGGATTGGAAGTAGTAATCGCCTTGCTCCTGCACCGAAATACCGCCCAAACGGGTGCAGGGCATCTTGCCCATATCGTGCTTGTAGTAAAGCTCAATCTCAAAGATGTAGTCGGCCTTCTTGCCCACCTGCTTGGCAATCTGAATCTCGTTCTTGTCAAAGATGAAGAAGACAAGGCCATCGTCCGTTTTGGTGCGGCCATTCTCCACCTCCGAGCCGTAGTCGGCCTTAATGATGGCATACTCGTTCTCCTTCCAAGCCCAAACGCGCTTAGAGTGGAAGCAATGGGCCACCGGGGTCGTTTCAACGGTGTCGTTGAACGTGCCGTCCTCAAAGTATTGCAGGTTGGCAGGCATAATCGCCAAGACCGCGTTGGGGTCGGTCAAGGTCATAAAGCTCACAATCTGCTGAAAGTAGTTCTCAAGCGATGTGAAGCGAGGGTAGTCCTCCGTGAAATAACGCTCCTCGGAAGCGTCATCAAAGCGTAACTCGTAGTTCTGTCGGTTCCAAACGCGCCCGGCAATGTTCACGGCCTTATGGAAGTAAGGCACGGTGATAGGCTTGTAGATGTTCTTGCGGTAGTTGAACTCGTGGGGAAGCTCGTTCGGAGCCTTCTCCTTGAACAGTTTTTCAGGGAAAGCGTCGTAGTCGGAATGAATACGAAGCCTCATCTCCATTTCTACGCAGGCCCGGTAGGTCGGGTAGAAATCGGGAATGTAGAATTTGTCAGACTTCTTCTTCACCTCGTACTTCTTGTACTCAGCGATGATGTGGTCTAACAAGGGTTTGACCTGTTCATTTGTCATAGCTATCGCTTTTTACCGCCTCTGCACTTGCACATTGGAATGGAGTTTATCCTCAAAATTACGCAATTTATAGCCATCCTTTGTATGCGTCAAAGAACTCTTCATAAGGATATTGGGTCTTATTCTCAATCTGCGCCTTCATAGGGACATTGAACATCGCTTGAATGCCTTTCCTGTCTGGAGAATACTTCTTGGGAAGAGAAGGGATGTCGTGTTCGCAGAACCCCGCAAAAGCCCGGTTAAATAAACTGTACTTAGCAACCCCAGGCTTTACCCCGTTGTCCCTGACATCGCTTGAAACATTGTGAATGTGAGGGCAGTCAAACGATGGCGGCATAAATCCATAAGCCTCAATGTGCCGGTACATCATATCGCCATCCTCCTCTCCAAAGCCAAGCAATCGTTCGTCAAACCAATTCAACTCCATCATTGTCCTCCTTGAAGTCACAAAGTGCGACCAAGATCCGTTCAAAGTGAACATATTAGCGTGGGTTGTAGATATTTGAGAAACCCTATCCATAAGAGCCTTTGGGTTGCTCACCCTTAAATCATCGTTCAGAATTAGGATGTGAGAGGTCGGAGAATGCACCACAAGGTCATTCCACATCTTTGCAAGGCCACGCATTTCTTGGTAGAAGATGGGGCTTACATTGTCGTGTTTAGCAAGGAAATTAAGCATCTCCCTGCGGTACTCGTTGTCCAAGCCCTTTCTGTTGGAGGCATTAACGGCCACAATGATATTCATCCCACTTAAATCCTCCATCAAGGGGACAAAGTGGGAGTGAAACCGCTCCTTGAATGTCGTTATGCCGATATACATTACTTCGCCTTAACGCCCCAAAAGTACAAGTCCCAACCTTGGATGGATGCTTCGCATTTCTCAAAAGGCAATCCCTTCAAGGCCAACTCCAAATCGCTCTTGGAGATGTTTCGGTAGTAGTCGGTGGTGAAGGGAGAGTTCCATCCTTCAGACTTACTCGTGCCGTGTTCTGGCCTTCCGGGAGCAGCGCAGGTAATCACAATGAGGCCACCGGGTTTACAAGCCTTATACATCGCCTTAATGCTCTTCTTCCAAAACTTATCGTGTTCAAGCATTTCACCCGAAATCACGACATCAAAACGCTCGTCCGTTTCCTCAACCCACTCGTGGATGTAGGCCACCACATCAACCCCGTTGCCTTCACCGATATCCATACCGAGATACTCGCAGTCCTCAAAGAATTGCAAATTGCTCCCGTTGATATCCTGACTTCCGACATCAATGACCTTTTTGCCTTTGAACATTTCGGGAAAACCTGCCTTTACGACATTGATAAAATCTACTTGTTGTTGGTGCATAACTTATTGGTTTAGAATGGTTTGTTTGATTTTTGAATAAATGGTGTACTCCTCGGCATACCTCTGAACCCACTCGTCCATCTGCTCAACGATAGGCTGAGGCCGAGTGCAGGTGATAATGCCGTTCACATTCTCTCTGGCAATGTGTGAGTTGGTGTAGTTGTTCAAAATGAGGGCAAACGGGATGTACTCAAGCACATCGGGCGCACCCACATAAATCGGGATGGCCCGGCAGAGAATCGCGTCAATAATCTTGTCGGAGATGTAGCCCGGCCAAATGCCATTCTCCATACATACCGAATAGCGGTACGGAATAAGGCCGTCAGCCTTGTTTTGTAACTCGCCCTTACCAAGACCAAGGCCACGCCCATAGACATCGGCATAGGCCGTCTGTGCAAGTTCACGGGCCAATTTAACGCGGTTCAAGTAGAAGCCGTGGGAGATGCCACTCGTCACCATACTAAGCACCCGGCTCTTGCGGTCGGCAATGGAGTCCTTTAGGTAATCCGTGAGAGGGCCATCCATATAGTAGAACATCCCGCAGGGGAAGCCAACCAGGTTGCCTGGAATGCCGTAGGTGCTTGGGTGAGCGCAGGTGTAAACGATGGAGCAGTACGACCCGATATTGCGGTCAAAGAAATCGTGATCGGGCGGTTCTTGGATGAAGCCGATAACCCTTTCCTTTGGTACGCGAGGCTCTGCGCCCCGCTTATCGTTGAACACCACAAGCCAATCGTAGGAATCGTCATCCACGAACTGAATGCTATCCGACTCCTTCCAGAGGGACTGCTCCATAATCCTTCGGTTCAAGGACGCGGAATCAGTCCAATTACAAATCGCCCTTACCTTAATGCTCATATCAAAAGTTTTCGGGGATGCAACTCACAAAATTGGCCTGAATCCGCTTATGGTTG